TACCACCACCATTGGTGTTGGTACTCACAAAGTTCAGGCTGATTATTCCGTCGAAACTATCACTGACGATCCCTCTCCGGGACGTGGAGTGAAAGTTGTAACCCACACTCGTAAAAGAATCCAGGCTTTTCGCATGGATACTTTTGACGATACCATCGTACCTAATAGGTATGTTGGTAATGGTGTTAATGCTTGGTATGACTCATGGGGTAGCTTTGGCGGCGGTTCATATCCTAGAATTATAGGTATGGACTTTGCTAATGTTTCTACCTCATACTCAATGACCGATGCTCAACTCATTGCTAAGGCAAAACATGCGTTCTACAACGAAACAGAAGTCGAAGGACTTCTAAATCTAGTAGAATCGCCTGAATTGTTTACTCCTCTTAGAGGTTTTACCTCTAGAAGGTATTGGAGTGAGTTGTTAAGACATACATTAGGAGACAAAGCAATTTCTCATAAGAATTTGCTACGTATTTCTAATGGTTTCTTGTATTGGTCATTTGGTGTTGCTCCGCTTATTAGTGATATGAAAAAGGTTCAATCTGCTCTAAAGACTATTCAGTCTAAGATGAGACAGAATCTTCTGCATAGAGGAACAAATCAAAGTTCCCACACTACGATGAAGGGCTCTTTTGGAGCCTTAAATTATAGTGGCACTGTTGGCGGCGGAATCGACGCAGATCTAAATACGTGGTGGAAAGGCAGGATTAATATCCTGTTTCCCCCTACTAAAATAGTATCTGTTAGAGGAATCCGATCGCACAAGTATAATACCGATGCTTTTAATAAGCTCGATTATCTACTTACGCGTTTTGGTTCTGCTGGTCCAGCTAGCTACATTTGGGAGCGGATTCCGTTCTCATTTGTAGTTGATTGGTTCGTTGATCTGAGCGGTGTCATAGATGCTCTAGACCAGTTTAGTACTGGTAATTCTAGAAGTATCGCTGACATTTCCATTTCAGAGAAATGGTCATTATCTATTAGTCAACTTCATAAGCAATATTTGACTTATGCATGTTCGACTTATGGTAATGAGTTCGCTCGTACACAGTTAGATTACTATAACCGTCAGCCTGTTACTAGTAGCCCCTTGGTTACTAGCACCAGCAGATTCGGAAAGTACCAATTCGCTATATCAGCGGCTTTGGTCCACCAATTGGTGGCGAATCTTAAACGTTAGGTATAATAACAAAACTCATGAATGCCGACATTACACTCGACACCCTGTCATTCAAGCTCTCGTTCTCGGATAAAACCGGAAGCGAGCGGCGTGAGGTTTCTCGGGGAGTTAATCTCCCTGAGGTCCTCTCTATCAAGCATCAATCGTTCACCGATTCCGTTACTAAACGGGCTGGTGTTCGGTCTCTTGCTCGTATTGACAGGCACTTGGCATTGGCTGATGGCACTATTGTGCCAGCAGTCTCTGCTTATATGGTTGTGACCACATTGAATGATACGGGAGTTGCTACGTCTGATGTGCAAGCTGCATGTCAGCGTATCTCCTCCTTGATCTCCGATGAAGCCACTTCGGGCCTGGATCTTAAAGACGAAATTTTCGTCAATAAGGAACAGTGAGTGTTGTTCGCATTAGTGATCTCCTGTTGTTAACTATATAGGTAACAGCTGGGTCACTCGTGTAACAACGAACAGACCTGGCGAAGGATATAAATCATGAGTATACTCGTTAAAGCATACCATCGCCTGCTAGCAGACTTATCACATGTTTCGAAAGTGCCTTTTGGCGCTCCTGATAACATTGATGAGGCATGGGTTCTTAAAGAAGGACCCTTGCTAGATAAGGCATTGCTGAAATATCTCGAAACTCCCGAGGCTTCTCTGCCTCAGTTTCCATCGTGGCTCTTGCCGCTATGGGAACAGTTTGTCCTTAGTAAGGACCCACTGTTGATTCGTTATATTAGACAATGTCTTACGTTCTGTTATAAGGCCGAACAGCTACCAACCAATGAACAACTTGAAGAGGCGCAAGCCTCGTTTGAGAATACCGATTCTGATATTGCTGTGTGGGATTTTGCTTTTAAACAAAGCATATCTCAACACCCCATTATTAGATCGGCTCGTCGAATTGTTCATTCGGTTTTACACCGAATAGACTACCGTGAAATTACACCTATGCATGGTCCTGGGGCGGTTTTTCCGTCTAAGGCTCCGATTCATAAGAGTAACTTCTCCACCGTGTATTCTACTTTGCAGGAGTGTTATCCATATGACCAATTCTTCTGTGGTTTACCTTCCTTTTGGAAGGAAATCATGGTTGATGGTGATAGAGATCTCACATCTGCTGATAGGATACAAGCGAAACTAGTTGCTGTCCCTAAGGACTCTAGAGGTCCACGCTTAATTTGCGTGCACCCCTGCGAGGCCGTTTGGATTCAACAAGGTATTCGTAAGAAGCTTGAGTCTGCTATTGAAAGAAGTCCATTAACTGCTGGTCGTGTAAATTTTACCGATCAGTCTATTAATGCTCGCCTTGCTTTAGCTGCTTCCTTGGACCAAAAGTATTGTACTATTGATCTTAAAGAAGCATCCGATCGCATCAGTCTTGAACTTGTTCGTCATCTTTTTGATGATGTTAAGTTTTTGGAATGTTGTCGAGCGGTTGATGTTAAGCTCCTTGATGGACGGGTCATTGTTCTAAAGAAGTTTGCTCCTATGGGGAACGCAATTACGTTTCCTATTCAGAGCATTCTTTTCTTTAGTTTGGTAGTTGCTGGGCTTAAACATTATTACAATGTTAATTGTACTGATGTTTATGTCTTCGGAGACGACATTATTGTACCTTCTCAATATTACGAAGGCGCTATCAAAGCACTTGTGCTTTCGGGACTTGTCCCGAACGCATCCAAATGTTTTGTGCGCGGATTCTTTCGTGAATCCTGTGGAACAGACGCCTACAAAGGCGTTGATGTTACACCCCTTCGTATGAAGGTCCGTGATGCCGATTCTGACTCAAATGCTGCATCTCTTTGCGATTTAGCCAAAAGGCTTAAATTGCAGGGATATACGGCATGTTCCTCGTTCTTATATTCAATTGTTTCCAAGCGTTATGGATCGTTGGGTTTAACCAACAATCCTGACTGCCAAGGTATAGTTGAATATGTAGAATACCCGTACACGCATCTTATTACTAAGCTTGAGCGATTTCACATAAGGTGGAATCGTTCTCTTCAGCGATATGAGACGCGTACGGGTTTGGTAAGGAGTTGTCTTGCGACAACCCCTAAGTATGGTTGGTACCATATCCAAGATTCACTACTAAGGATATCAAATGATATTCCGATTAGTGACCGTGGAACAGAGTACTCGGTCCCATACCGAGGACGGCTAATATGTGGGTGGACGGAACTAATTCGTTTGAATTAGTTCCTACCGTGGAACCTATCTCTCCGAAAGGATAGATTGTTCCCCTGACAAAAGCGCAGGCG